TTGGGTTCTTTGATGATGGGTTAAATGATAATGGATACGGAGAAACTATTGTAGATGAGTATGGAACACGGTGGAGTCCAGTGGTTCGTTCATATGATTCAGATTGGTAGAAATCTTAAAATACCTACATAATATCAATAATATCGTTTT